AAGGAATAGGAGATCCTCGGTTAGATTTGGGTGAGATGATGCTTAAAACCGTTGAAAAATACAAACCTTTATTAGACATAAAACTTCAAATTATGAGAGAGGGTTGTCAAATAATAGGGGAAGATTTTTGTGATGCTTCTGGTAAGAAAATTTACAGCTTAAAAGAAGTTTGTCCAGAAATAGATCCAAAAGAAGAAATAACATTAGAAAATCTTCAAAAGTTTACATATGATTTATTTAATCAAAGAGTTATTAGTCTTAGTGATAATTTTGTAAAATTTATAAAAAAAACATATGTTGATACTGGATTTAAAGTTGAATTAATCTCAATGAGTAATGGAGATATGAAAAAAATACGATATGCAAAAGAAGCACCTATCTTTTTTGTTAAAGCTTCTAAAAAAATAGAAAAATCAGATGTTTCTACTATTAATAAACTTATAAAACAACTAGAAAAAAATCCAAACACCGACTCTTCTTCTCTTTTAAAAGAAATAGAAAAATATAAAAACACCGCTTCTATAAAAAATCCATTAGATCTTAATAAATATTATAAATATTTTTTTGATTCTAGAGAATTGGTTTCCAAGGGTCTTGGAATTAAGATAACATTCAAGGCAGTTAAAGAATTTAGAAGGTTCGATGATGATGATTTTATTGATGCAATGTCTGGACCAATATGGCCTGAATTAGCTGATGATGTTGTTGAGGAGATACCAGTAGATAGTAGATTTATGGACGCATATAGAACAGCATCCGCACCATTTAAACCTATTCCCCTACCAACAGTTTATCCAGCATCTCCTCTGGTAAAACCTAATCAAGAGTATTTATAAAGTTTATAAATTAATCACAAGGAGATGGATCTAGCTTAAATTTAATATTTCCGTCTTTGTTAAATTCATATTTAACATTTTTATCTTTTATCCTTGTTCCAGTAAATGCTTCAATATCACCTAATCCAAAAGAATTTAATCGTCCTTTTTTATTGCCACCAATGCCACCTCCCCAATTTCCAAAACCACCACAACCAGCTAGTGATTTAGGACCGCCTTCCATTCCCATTCCGTTTCTTCTTGCCCTTGTTGGAACAGGACCAGGGTCAACAGAATTAGCATCAACACCAGAACCATCATCAAAATAAATTCCTTTTGGTGTTATGTAATCTACATGTATTGGTTTAGGATCTTCTAATTGATTATGATGCCAATTATAAATTGGACCAGCATATAAACCAAAAAATAAACCAGTAGGAGCATATTCCATTACAGTGTTTGTTAAAATAGTATTATAACATTGCATTACAAATTTAAAAATATTAGTAAGTGTTAATATTGCACCTGGCATTAAATAATGAGTAATAGCAGTTCTTATACTGTTTAATATATCATTTGTTTGACATGAACCAACGGCCCAATTAGAAAAAGGTATTCTTTGATCAGGTGATCCACCCATGTCTGATTGTAGTCTTTGAGCTACTGTATTAATATATTTGCAACTAAGTTCTCCTTCTATTTTTAGTGCTCCTTTAATAGCAGCATTTCCAGTAACACTTAAACCTTTTATTAATGTATTAGGTGCATTCATATTAATACCACCTGTATTTGATCCGTTTTCTGCATCTATAGTAACCACTCTTCCTTTAAGAGTTGTTTTATTAGTAGAACCAACAACCATTTCACCATCGGATGTTAATATTTCTAATGAACCACAATTCAAAGACAATTTTCCTTTTGTCATTAGTTCAATTCCAGGAGATCCTGCAATTATTTTAACAGAATTTCCTCCTTTTATAAGAACATTTCCACCAGGAAATTGAATCGGTGCAACAGGCATGGTTCCTTCTAAATCAGCAGACTCTAAATGAAGACACCCCCCTGAAGCTCCTTGAAGTTTTATTGGTGTAGATTGGTTAACAGTCTTAGAATAACATTTAGAATCATTAATTCCTAAACCAGCACTTATAACAATATCTTTTGTAGCATTAACGGTATAATTTCCACCGTTTCCTAACTGTTTTTCTAAATCTGCAATTTCTTTTTGTTTTGAAACCAATGTTTCAGCGGCTTTTCTATTAGCTTCTTCTATTGGTTTTTGAGGAGAAGGAATTTCGCCATTACTACAATCTGGATTTTTACATTTCCCCAAAGCACCTCCTGTTGTTACAGAAATAAAGGGTATTAAAATCATTGTAAACAAAAATTGAAAAACATCTATTGCATAAGAAAAATAAGGAATGTGAAGTCTTTCCAATATTGATGTTGCTTTTTTTGCATAAGCAGTAGCTTTTTCTGTAGCATATTGAACAGAACATATTGGACATGCTACTTTTTCTCCACTTTTTGCTGTTGATTCAATTTGTTCTATTTTTTGTTTTTGTACATCATCTAATATTTTTTTTAATTTTTGAAGAGCTTCCTCCTGTGCTTTCTGTTCTTTAGGTTCTAGAGGAATTCCACAGTTTATCGTGCAATTATTATTAATATTGGAAAACATGTTTCCTCCAATATTGGAAGAACTATTAAACATACTATTATGCATGTCTCCATGCGCAATATTTTCAACATCACCCATTCCAACAAGTTTTATATCATGTGGTTGACCAAATAAACCACTACCACCAGCTGATAAATTAAATTTTTGATGAGATTCAGTGTCACTAGAAGGTGTTGTTGTTAAATCAAGTCTAACTGGTCCGCTTCCAAAAGAAGAATTAGCAGCACCAGCTACATTTGATTGAAAATTATCACTACCATAACCACCCATTTTTTTAATAGTTTCTGGTTCTAATGAATTAGCAAAATAAACTGGTTTTTGAATATCTCCACCCAAGAAAAAAACAAAAACTTTAGCACCTGGGTTCGGTATAGATAACATTCCACTAGGCTGATCACCAGCTAACATGGGAGAATTTACATGAGGATTGTGATTAGGAATTGGATTAAGTTGATAATTTCCATCATATGGATCAATAGTAACACCGCTTTTTACATGAGCATCTATATCTGCTATAGATTTATTACTTCCTTCTATTGCTCTTTCCAATCCCTCTATTCCAGTTTTACCAACACCTGGTTTTAATGAAGGCCATCTTCCGTCTCCTAATAATCTAAATGCCTCATTTGTATTACCTGATTCAGCAGCAGCAGCAGCATCTGGATAAAACCTTTTTATATAATCCCAGTTTTTAACAATTTGTTCCGCTGGTGTACCTGTGTTTAACGCAACACCAGCTTGTTGATTCATGTTTTCAGATGTTTGTAAATACCCTGTATCTCCTTTCTTCTGTGCAGCAGAAAGATCCCCACCATTTTTAGCATATTCTTGTGCTACCCATTTATTTCTAACTTCTAATATGTTTGTTCCTTTTGGTAAATTCTCAAGAGAGTTAACTTCTTCGGTTCTTCCGTCTGGATATCTAACATAATTTCTATAAGAATTATTAGACATCGAGGTTGCTTGTGCTGGATTAAATCCTGTTTCTGCCATCCCCAATCCATACATTACTTTTTTAACATTTGGATTTAAAGAATCATATCTAGCAGTTAAATCAGAACTATAAGCATCTTTTACTGTTCTATCAGCAGATTTAGCATTAGCAGCTGGATTTACAGTAGTTCCAGGAATTTCTGCTGCATCCATTGCAGTTTTTGTAACAACAGAATCAGGAATATATTGTGAAGTTGGTAAAATTCCTAAATTACCACGATTAACAGCTTGTACTATAGAAGGTTCATCGGTTCCTTTTCCTTGATAATTCCAATAAGTACCTGAATATTGAGAACCTTGCTCCGGTTTTCTAATATCTAGGTGCAACCCTGCTTTTTGACCATCTTTTAACATCCCATAACCAACACCGCCATTTTTATTACCTAACCAATTTTGAATCATTGGAGACAATTCTTCGCCAGTCAAATATCTTCCATCTTTTTCAATATAAACATCTGCCGCATATCCGTTATCATGTCTTGTTGTTCCTGTTCTTTTTGATCCAGTTCCTATTTCATCTTGACCACCACTATAAATTATAACTTTAGCATCAGGACCATATGCTGCATATGAAGCCTCTGATAATTTGTTCATTAAATCATCTTGAATTAATTGATCTCTAATTGTTCCTGAAGAAAATGCATATTTAACATTATCTTTTGTTGTTCCAGAAATGTTAGATATAGGATTTACCAATGTTTTATGTGGATTTGTATCAGTGATTCCAGTTTGATCATTATAAGTTGCTGATGTTCCACCACCAATAATTGGCGCAGCGCATTCAGCCCAAGGTAAAATGTTTTTTAATTCTTGTACTAATTTAGGAGTTAAAGCACCGCTATCATGAATATGTTTGAATGATTTATTTTTTAATTCATCATTCCATTCTGAATGTAATGTATTTGTTAAATGAGGTATCCAAACCTGAACTCTTCCTCTATATTCAGGATCTTCTTTATTAACTACTATTCCTAAGTAATTTCCATATAAAGGATCTTTTGTGTAACTCATATTTTTTATTTAATTATCCACCAGTATTTGTATTTCCAAATCCAAAAGAATTTGTTCTTGGTCCGGTTATTGTATATAAATCAGCATTAATTGCGTCTTTTAAGCCTGTTATATTATCTCCTAATGATGTAAATGTTTTTTTAATTCCTCTTTTCATTGCAATAAGAGCAGGTGGTAAAACTGCATTTCTAGATGGTTGATCTAAACCTAAATCTATTTGACCATTTATTCCATATTTTTTCATTATTCCTGCTAATGGATATAAAACAGGTGCTTTAGATCCAAATTGATTTAAAATTCCACCCATAATATCTCCTTTTAAGTAATTCATCATATATCCATTTCCATAATCACCTAAAACAGATCCCAGATATCCCATAGGATCATTTGCAACACTATCAACAATGTTTATAATATTTTTAAATTCTTCTGGTAAAAATGATTTTATTGAACCTTTTGGATCACTTAAAAAATCACCAATAATACCGGCATCAACATTAAATTGTTTTAAAACATCAGATATTTTTAAAGAAGATGTCATTAAATTAGTAATTTCTGTTAAATCACCAGCAAAAACAGATATTATATCTAATATAAGACATAATATTTCTAATGGTATTATTTTATCTAACAAACTTAATAAAAATCCCATTACAATTCCCATTATACTGTCAATAAATACTATAAATTCTGAAATAGCAGTTAACATACCATTATAAATATCCATAATAGCACCTGCTATTGTTTGAAATATTCCAGAAATATAATTTATTGCATATTGAATAGATCCCAAAATATTTGATGGTAATGCTAAATAAGTTTTACCTCTTAATACATTAACATATTTTTCTAATTCTGAACAGAATTTAGGATGAATACTATTCAAAGCCTTTTCTAATAAAGACGGAACATGTTTAGGTGCTCCAGTCATTGGACTAGTTGGTAGTCTTTCACTATTAGAAACTAAAGTTATGCCAACATCACCAACATCTTCAAAAAATTTATCTTTATATGCTGGTGTTTTTTTAAAAGCCTTCATAATTCCTTTATGAAAAGTCCCTTTTATTATAGAATTTCCTTTGGTCCACATATACATCAACATATTACCTTCTATACTAATAGGTTGATCTGTAACATTATCATTATTTTTAGCAGAAACAGTACTCCCAACACAAGCAGAACCATTATATAACATATAAACCCATGCTGCTAACAAATTTTTATTAGCTGGACCGGTAAGATATGTACTCATTGCCAGTAAATCATTCTTACTCAAACCAGCTTGTTTTGCTAAATCCGCTATATCTACAGAAACATTAGCAGGATTTCCGTTTATAGGTGTTCCACCGGAAGGTGATTTTGTTGCAACAGCAACTCCTTCTTTTGTAACACCTCTTACTTCTTCTTTTGATGCAGCAGTTGCATTTGGCTTTGCTGTTTTTAGATTTTCTAATGGATTATATGTATTATTTGGATTTAATTGTAAATTTACATTAGAATCTAATGAAAGATTTGGATTATTGATATCTCCAGTAGCTTCAAAATTTGGAATTTGAGCAGCTAACTTTCTTACATTGGGGTCTTCGTATTTGAAAGAAAAATTTCCTGGATTTTCATCAGATATAAACGGAGGATTCTGTTTTAATGGTTCTTGTGTCTGTGAATTGAGTGTAATAGGATCGGTTTTTTCAGGTTCTTTGGGCGTAGCTGTACTTGCACTACTAAAATTACCACCTTTTATTTGACCAGCATTTTCGTTATATACTAAACCCATAATATATTAATATTTATATACCATATCACATTTTACCACTTATTAACTGGACAATGTTCTGCTTTCAAATAAGTTTTAACAGCTAAAAAACAACCACATTTTGAACATCTTTGAGACAAAGAATCAAAAAATTCACAACCTTTACAAATATTAAGTCTTCTATCAGCTTCTTCTTGTTCTAATCTTAGTTCATTTCCAGAAGCAACACTTACAATATTTCTTGTGACACTCTGACCAAAATTTCTAATCATTTGACCAGTATTAGGCATTATTTGTTTATTTGATGACTGAAGCTGTTTAATTCTTGTTTCATCTAATCTTTTTTTAAAAAAATCCATGTTCATAATTATTTTTTAGTATTGTTCTGAATCTTGAATATCCCAATGTTTATTTATTCCGTCTATTTTAGATGCATATACATCGGTTAAATAAGCATCTTTACTAAAGTAATGAGTTACTTTAGTTACTAACCACTGTCCTAAAAATCTGTCATCAAAAGTATTGATATCACCTGAATCTATTTTATCTATAAAAATAAAATTTCCTGGTGATCTAAGTGTTAAACCATAATTTTGAAAATATATACATTGATTTAGAAAAATAAAATCTTTTATCATCTTTATAAGGTTTAAACTATTTGTTCCTTGATTATAAAAATTATTTTCTAAAGTTAAACCCTGTGATTTTGTTTTATTTACATTTCCCCATATTTGTCCGTCGCTTCCCTCTATTGAATGACTATAAAGACCACCCGTTTTTGCAAATGATTTTATTTTATCATAAACCTCCATTGCTTTATTTTCCTGTGAAAATATATTATATGTTCCAGTAGAAAAATCATATTTATGAATAGGTCTATTAGTAATCCTCATATCATCAACAGGACTCATTTGTGCAAATTTATAGTTAGTAATAATAGAAGCTCGTGTACTGAAAAAATTTATAATTTTATTATCATTAGCACTCAGAGGTGCCCTGCTAATATAACCAGCTGAATTACCATCAACACCATCATTTATAAGAAGACGTTCTATTTGTTTAGCTTCTTTAAAATAATCAACAAGAGAAACAAGTTCCCATTTCTTTGTAAATCTATGAAATCTTAAAAAAACAGGATCACCATCTTTTCCTATTGCATGATTTATCATAAAATCTAAATCATCCATTACAGTAGAATTGGCTGGTGATGTATAAAAAACATTTGAATCTGGTGATGATGATTTATTCCATCTTTTATCGTTAATATTTGCCAATGGAATATTTGGTTTTTCTATAGAACCAGATTCATCAAAACCAACAAACAAAGAAGATGCGTTTTCCGAAGCAAAATTATTACAAGAGGCTGTTCTTATTATAGACTCTATAGCATCATTTGGATTCATTTTCCTTTGTTCATCTGTTCTTCTTTCTATTGGAGTATTGAGAACTTCATTAGAAACTTGTGTTAATCCGGTTTTATTAGTAGCAGTAGACCAAGGTATGTTTCTTTCCGAAAAAATTTGATATCTTTCATCTATAAAATAAAATTTTTTTATTTTAGAAGTAACACTATTTGTGTCTATGTCTTCTATATCATAAATAATAAAATCAAAATCCATAGTCCAATCATTATCATCAAGTTCTATTCCTTCTTCTAAAGAAGGAACAGTTGCAATTCTTATATTAATTTTGTTTCTTGCATCGTGTCTGAATTTAAAAAGTCCTTCTCTGACTAATAGATTTTGATCATTTTTCCCTTTTTTTGCTTCTAAAGAAGCACCTCTTTCTATTGTTTCAAAATCATTTTGAATACTAATCCAACCCTTAGTCCACCAATTAACCATATCTTCTTGAATTACAAGTTCATTTACAACCGAAAATGGAACAAAAAACGGGCTTTTTGAATTTACATTATAGAAAGTTATTCTTATTCTATAACTTTGATTAGCTATATTAATTATTTCTCCTAAAAATTTACTCATAATTCATCATGACAATTAGCAGCACATTTATTAACATTATGTAGAAATTCTACATGAAATTGATTATATCCAAAAGAAGCAGATCCGGTTATTTCTACTCCATCTTGATAAGAATAATTTATACCACCTAATGATGTTATAAAAGCATCTTCATATACAAATTTCAAAAGTTTATTATTATATTCGTCTAATACTAAAATAGAAAGATCTGTTATATATTCAGAAAATGGGTTTTTCAATTCATATGAAGGATCGTGTGGAATAGATTCTGTTGTTGTTACTTCAGAAACTGAATATTTTGAATCATTAAATAAATTTAACCATCTCCATAAAATGTAATAATTATGATAACCATTATCTAAGAAAAATTTAATATCCAATGCGGGATAATCCGGTCTAGAAAACGAGCTTGTTTTATATGTTTGTCCACCATATCCTAATGAAATTGATGGAATTGAAATGTCTGGAACAGACATACTAACAACAGAAAGTTCTATTTTATCTTCATTAAAATCGTTTTTCATCAACGTTTCAGAAAGAGATAATTTTTTAACTGCTGGTGGTAATCCAAACAGAAAAAGAAATTTATCATTTCTGGATTTATTTAAAATAGATTGGTTCATATATTATTAAAAAAGTATTATTGGGTTATTATTAGATTCTTCTAAATTATTATTTTTATTATTTTGTTCTTTATTATTTATATTAGAATTAGGTTCCCACAAGTTACTAATCCAATTTAATAATTCATAACTTTCATTAGAATCTTCGACAATATCCTGTTTTCCTATATAACTCAATGGAGTATAATTATTTAAAGTTTTTTTATAAATATTACTTTTTCCATAAAAAAGAGAACTTTGTTTTAATAAGTCAGAATTATTAACAAAAGGTTTCATTCTTAATGGTCTTCCCTGATCATCTACATCATGAATATAAAAATATTTTTCAACAATCGATGGGTCTAAAATAAAAAGACCCCATATTAAAGCAAAAACACGATCATCAAAATCATCGTTTGTTCTTTTACTATATGTATAATTTGGATGTTGAATAAAATTATTAATTTCTAGTAAAGTGTCTAAATCATAAAATTCAACAGCATTTAAAGAGTTTATCCAGTATCTTAAATTAGAAGTTCCTCTGTATTTTGTATTAGTATGACTATGAATACCCAATCTATTTTCGTTATTATAATGTTTACTCATTCCTTCTGAGTTGTAACATACTATATTTTCATAGTTATGGATTTTACCCAAAACATCTAATACTTGCTGACCACTATTGTTGTTCTCAACAAGAACTGGTGGTCTTCCCCAGTCATTTAAAATACCCATCAATCTTGTTCCAAAATGGTAAGGGCTTATTTGATTATTAACATATATAGCAGATTGTTTTATGTTTTGTAAATCAGAAACGTTCATTATTTGAACTACAGTATTTGATCTTCCTATTCCTTCTCCGACATCAACACCAACAACAAAAAAATCATTTTCTTTTGGAAGATCAAAAATCTTATAACAACCTTCATCTAAAATTAAAATAGGTTCCTTACATTTTGATTTGAGATCTTCTAATAATCTAGGATCTACTACAGTTTTTCCTTTAGTGAAAAATTGATTTCCAAATTCCTGTTCAAAATCTTGTTCAGATCCTAATTGTTCTATTGTTGATTTTTTCCATTCTTCATCTCTACCAGGAACATCCTGCCAATGAACCATTTCCAAATTCCATTCACTATTTGGTTTTTGTGATTCTTTATATAATTCATAAAATTTATTATCTGTTCCGTTTGGAGTACTAATAACAATTATTTGTGAATTTTTAGAGGACGAAATAATAGGAATAGCTGACTTCCAAAGTTCTTTCATAACCTCATTTGGACAGTGAGCCATTTCGTCTATTAATAAAAGATTACTTGTAGAACCACGAGGACCAGCAGATGAAGTTGTACTAACCTGTATTGCTGATCCATTAGCTAAATTAAATCCATTTTTTCTCCAAGACTTAACCGAAGGTTTTAAATAAAGTGGTAATCCTTCAAAAGCCAATCTTATTCTTCCAAATATTTCTTCAGCAGTATCAGCTTTATTTGCAACAATTGTTATTCTTTTATCATCAAAAAAACAAACCAACCAAAGTGCATACATGGTAATACATGTACTTTTTCCTACCTGTCTACTAGCACAAACAACATTAAATCGATTAGCCTTAAATGATTTTAATAATTTTTTTTGAAATTTATACAGTTCTATTTTCTTTTTTCCATCATCCAACGTAACAATATAAAAATGACTTTCAGCAAAATGAAGAATGCTTTTTCTGCAAAGCTTCAAATCTTCTTCCATTTCTTTTGTCCATTTTAATGTAGCATTACCTCTTAAAAGATTTTCATTTCCTTTAAAAAAATCACCATCGACTAACATTTCCTCATTATCTATGTCAGGAACATTTATAATTTTCTTTGGCATATTTTACATTTGTTTTTGTAATTCAGATAAAACTAAACCAACATATTGTGGTTTTAATAATTTAATAACTGTATTAGATTTTAATTTAGCAAATGGATTTACTTCTTTATTATACAAACATGCTATCCACCACAAATTTAAGTTACCATAATATTTATAAGCAATAGAATACCAAGTATCTGTGGATGTTGTTATATATTCCTCTTCTGCTTCGCTATTTTCTGCTGGAAATATAGATATATTTTTTAATAAATTAAAAAATCTAATTCCATTTTCATTCTCATATACATTAAAATAATTTTCAAATTTAAATAAACTAGATGTTAGTTCTGGTATATCTTTCTTTTTCATGTTTTATTTATTGCCTTCCAACAAACCCTCCAGTAGCTTGTTCTGCTGTACTTGTTACTTCCACTCTTTCAGACGCACCTAATGCACCTTGAAATATATTTGAACTTTGAGGTAATAATTCTTGTAAAGTTATACTAACCATATAAGCTTCCGGTATCAATAATTCTCGTCCCACTATTATTTCATTAATTTTCCTAGTAGTTCCAAGACTATCTATTTTTAATTCAGAAACTACAGCTATTGGCATATAAACACCACCCAAAGAATCACTAGTAACAGTATATATAGAAGGAGGAACGTATGTGGCGAGTGAAGTTCTATTTTTTAAATTTTGGTATGTTATTAAATTTACAAAATGAAAATTATTTTCAGTGTCTTTTGTTGAAAAGGTGTTATATAACGGAAATTTTATTGTTAATGAAAGTGGTTGAGTAGAATCAAATTTTTGTACTTGTTCTGTTCCAATACCTGGAGTTATTGCACCAGCAATAGCACCAAGAACAGCACCAGCCGCTTTTTCGAATCCACTGGCATTGGATGTATTTTGACTACCTGAACCATCACTTCCGAAAGGACTCCAACTATTTCTTATGGTTCTTATATTAGATCCACTTGATAATAACCATGGTAATTGATATTCAAATCCCACTTTATTTTCTACTTGATATAATTTGCCATAAGGATCGCTAAGTGCTTTAGCTAAAGACCCTGTTTCTTCAAATACTTGTTGTGCTTTATTTGCAGTTGCTAGTACATTAAAAAAAGTAGCAGCTAATCCAGACATAGATAATGTTTGTTCTTTTAATACTATCGTTGGAACTTCTTCTATGTCCTCTCCACTATTTTTCCATCTAAACTTTCCTCTAACATCTATACGACCATTTCCTGTGTTTGGTTTTAAAATCAATCTTCTTAATGAATCTAATTGATATGATCCAACATTAATGGTAGATGTAGCCCATTCAACTCCATATAATGAATTGTCTTTTAATAAATATTCCATTCCAGCTGGTATTTGATCACTCATAATTTTATATTATCTAGCGTAAGAATTGTTTCTCAACCAATCTATTCTTGTTAAATAAATTTCATCTCTTTCTCCTGAGAATTTTATATTTTTTGGTTGTGATTGTGTTTGTGTTGTATTATTATTTATAATAACATTTGATTTCGAATCCTGTTGATTTACGTTTTTTTGTGAATCAACTTGTATTCTTACTAAATTCTCTATTCGTTTATTTAAATTATCTATACTTTCATTTAATTTTTTAAATGTTTGATCAACAGAATCTCCTGGCTTTGATGCAAATATAGAATCATTTGCGTGTAGTGTTATTACGTTTCCTGTTTTTGGATCTATTATTATATTTCCAGAGTTTTTAACGTCTTTCCTTGGTTCAAAATTAACACCAGATTTTGTATTTTGCATTCCAGAAATTTGAGATAAAACTGGATCATTACTATAAAAGTTAGCATTTTTTTGCGTTTCTTCTACTGCTTCATAGTCCTCTAATGTAGTTAATTTACTACCCTCTTTTAATTCTTTAAACCTTTTTGTTTTATACTCTAATTCTTTTTGTTTTTCTAATAATTCCTGTTTTTGTTTTTCCAGTTCTTGTATCTTTTGATTATTAGAAGAAGCATCACCTCTTCCTTTTGGTGTTTTTTCTTTTATCTTTAAAATCTCTTCATCTATTGTTTTTGTTTCATTTACTAAAGAATCTTGTGTTTTTATGTGTTCATCTTCTTCTTCTTTTTTATATTCTGTAGGAAGATTTTTTATAATTTCTTTAGATGTTTGAGATAATGGTATTTTTCCTGAATTTACAGTTTCTATTTGTTGTTCTTCTTTACCATTTAACCAGTCGGATATCGGAGAAAACATTCCTCCGATGTAAGGTAGTTTAGAAAGATCCTTTATTCCTTCCTTGTAATCTCCAGTAACTAATTTTACTAAACCACTAGACAACTCCGAAAATGCCTTAAATACTCCTGTTGTTTTAAATTTTTCCCAGATTCCTTTGAAAAAATTTCCAACAGCTACACTTTTTGGTTTTCCAGTTTCTGGATCTTTGCTATCTAAAAACGAATTTAATATATCAACACCTATAGATATAGCTGTTCCAACACCTGGTACTAAAGAAGCTACCCCAGACACAACATCCAACAAACCACCAACTATATTATTTTCTTTAAATCTATCCCATGCACTTCCAAAACTTAAAAGAGTACCTATTAATGGAAGACGTTTAAAGAAAGGCTTTCCAAACTTGGCAAAATAACCAAGAGCCTTCATTGCTATAGTTGCTATACTAAACCCAGTTCTTTGAACTCCATTTTCTTTGTTTTCTGGAGTGGATATGAAAGAGTTTAATAAATCAATTCCTATTGATAACGGTATACCAAGACCTGGAATTAAAGAAACTATACCAGAAGCAACATCAAGAGTTCCACCCAAAATTTCCCCTTGTTGAAATTTTTCCCATGCAGATGCTAATGTTAACATTGTCCCGATAAGTGGCAATCTTTTTAATACTCCCTTACCTAATGTTTTTGATAAAAACCCAACACCTTTTAATAACATAGAGGATATGCTTACTGCTTGTGTTTTTATTTGTTCCTTTTCTTCTCCGCTTTTAAAATCTATAAAAGCATTTAAAAGGCTAAGACCTATAGAAAAAGCAGTTCCATATCCAGGAACCAATCCAGCCAATCCAGCTGCAATATCAATAGTTCCTTGTAATATTTCTCCTTCTTTAAATCTTCCATAAGCATCAGCAAAACTAATAACTGAACCGATTAAAGGAATAGCCTTTAATGTAACTTTTGATACACCCTTTAAAATAGCACCAGCAGCACCCTTTAATATTCCCTTTAATCCACCAGCTTTAACAGCTGCACCAAATCCTTTAATAAGACCTCCAGCACCTTCATCAGCAAGTCCAGTAAAAAGACCTTTAAATGACATTATTAAATCATCACCAAGCTTTCCTAATAATTCTCCTACGTTTTTAAATATATTACCAAATTTTAACTGCAAACCACCCATTGTAAAAAACTTTCCAATAGCATTTATAGTTCCTTGAAACTTATCAAAAAAATCAGCAGCTTTATCTCCAAATTTTTCACTTATAAATTTTTTAATTTCAGGCCAAAACATACCAGCTAATACAGTTGCTCCACCAATTGCGGCTAATAGCAAAGGAAACGATCTTATTAAACCAGAAATAAAATCCATAATTCCGCCACCAGAAGGAGCATTTCCCTTTAATTCCAGTCCTTCTATGTTTTCTTTTTGTTTATCTATTAAATTATTTGTCAATTTAGAAAGAAAATCACTAGTTTGTGTGGAAAAAGAAATAATAGTTTCTTGTGGTTTTTGTTGTATTAATTTTTCTTTTATTTCTTGAGGCTGTTCTTGTTGTTTTTGTGTAGGTTCTTTTACCTGTGGCTGTGTGTCTTCCTGGATAGGTTCTTTTACCTGTGGCTGTGTGTCTTTTTTATATATATTTCTTAAAAATTCTAAACCAAAAAAATTACTAGACTGTGTTTCTTTTTTATTAGAATCCAATTTATTAGATTCTTTATTGTCTTTTTTTAATTCATTTATTTTAGAATCAATAACATCTTTAAGATTAGAAAATAAATTATTGGTTTCTGATGAATTTTTATCTATATTTTTTGATAACGATTCCCAGTTTTTTAATAAAGGTTTTAAATATTTTTCTTTAAAATCTTTTCTTAATGATGGAAGTTCTTCTTCTTTTATTAAAAGTTTCAACAAAACATCCAAAGGGTTTTCTTTCAGACCCTTTTGTGTAAATTTTTGTATAAAATCTTCTATAGAATTTGTAGAACTAGATACCATAATAATATTTATGGTAGAAAGCTAATATTATATGAATTACATTAAGAATAACAAATTATCTATGCTTATAACTTTATTATATTTTAAATCAGAAGAAGAAACCTTAAGGATTTCTTCCAAATAAACCTTCCAATCTGCTATTTTTTGTAAAATTTTCTGAGTTAAGTCGGCTGATAATAATTCTGTTAATTTAATTCTTTGATTAATAGTTAAACTATTTAATTCTATGTTGTTATCATCAAATGATATTTTTGTAATAAATTTAGAAACTTCACCTATAAATGCTTCAGATAAAACGTTTCCAATTTCTTCCATGTTTTTAACATTTTCTATCTTTTTTGATGTTTTAGATAATTCTATTTCATATTTTGATTCTAGAATCATGGAAGGAACATCCAATTCTACTTCTATTTTTGTTCCGTTTTTAACTACATTAATAGTTTCTTTACTTGGATGTACATAACTTTTAGTTTTTTCTAAAATAGGTTCTAAACTTATGTTTTCAGAATATACAGGGTTTTCATTAAAAATAACATTTAAAGTATTTGATATTTTTGATCTTAGAAATAATCCTATAAAAATCTTATCATATATAGTTAATTTTTCTATATCAAATCCTTCTGTTAGAATATTTTCTTTTATTATATCTAAAAAAACTTTAGTAAATTGTGTCTTATATAAAGATGTGTCTGTTATAGTTTCTAATAATTTTTTTTGTTGTTTCGCATTAAGTTCTTTAAATTCAATAGATTCTTTTAAAGAAGGTATGAATACTGGTAATGTAAAAGAATTAGATAGCTTATTTAAAGCATCTAATATACTATTAAAAGAAGTTTCTTTATTTTCTATCATAAACGTTATTAATTAGTTATTTATTTTCGTTTTTCAACTCTTGTGTTAAATAATTTATTAGATTATTTTTTTCTAAAGGATACATTTCGTTTATTTCTTGTATAGAAAACCCATGCTTTTTTAAAAAAATAGTTTCTAATATTTTAGAATCTTCTGTTCCGGCGAATAAAAATCTTATTAAATCCTGTATTGTTGCATTGAAAAATTCCAATTTATATTGATCAAATTGTTTTACACCAAAAATATGTATATCCGATATTTCTTTTAATAATGTTATTATATTTGTTTGTATTATATTTTTAATTGATGCTGGTAATACATCCATTAATTCTTTTTTTTCTTCTGGTTTAAATAAATTAAAATCAAATAAGTCATCTTTTATTTTTACTTTATCTATAAAAAGAGGAATAGAATTTAAAAATCTAGTTATATATTCTTCTTTTATATTAGATAAGAAATATTCTTCGTTTTGTAATAAAGGCCAATTTAAATAAATTTCAGTATCTTCGTGTTTTATAGTTTCGTAATTTTTAATTTTATTCGATATACTTAAAATATTAAATAAAACATCATAAAAATTTATAAAAACATTAGTGTTCTTTTCAGACTCTAGAGATAATTCTATTGTTGATGATATAGAAACTGTTCTTAGTCTTATACATAACATTAAAAATTCTATAATATTTAATTTATATAAATTTTCTTTTTCCTTAACACTATCTTGTATTATTTCTACCAATAACCTATGATAATCTAATCTATAATCAGCTTCTGGTGGAAAATTATTATTAATTTTAATTAAATTAGAACATTGATAACAAGTAAGTTCTTTAAAATTTATTATAGTTTTTGTGAAAGGAAATTGTATCGAATGTGTAAAATACATACACTAACTTACATTTACTTTAGATTAAGTAAAGTAGCAGAATCCACATCTCTTACATAGTATTGATCATAAACAAAATCAACAGAACTATATTTCATGTCATCTGACATATAAGAATATTGTTCACCATCAATAGAAACTGGAACAATGTTATTAAATCTATATATTTTTCTTATTGCTTGTGGCTGACCAGGAACTACTCTAGCTAAAAGGTTTACATCACACCAAGAACATTTAACGTTTTTTCTACTATTTTCCTGTCTAGAAACTAATCCATTATAAGAAGCTAATACTAACCATGGTCTTATAACAAAATCAATAAATGATGCATTTGTTTCTGTAAAAACAATTTTTAGTTTATTATACTTGTTTCTATTTCCTGAAGTTGCAGGGGGAAGCCAACCACCATATTCTAATCCATTATTTCCTGCTTCAAATCCATCAGATGGTAAATTTACTTGTTTAGCAAAAACACAACCAACTTTATTATAGTACTGGTATTCTCCATCTGTTAGTTTTTTTACTAAATTAGAATCAGTGTACCAACCATCACTTCTTCCAAAGTTTCCTTCAAAACCATTTAAATCTCTATATGTTAGAGATTCAGTTAATGCAGGGACATTTGAAATATCAAACCAAAGAAACCATTGATTAGAAGAAGCAATGGCAGTAGGCCATGAAGCTAATGTACTTAAATATAATTCATATGGACTATCAAGATTTGCTGCCATATGTATATTTAGTTAAAAAACTTTATTCCACTCTCCAATATTGATATGCAATAGTAGCTGGTACTGTAACAATATCTCCAGCAGTTGTTACATTTAGTGTCATTTCTCCTAAATTGGTTATATAACAACCATATAGATTATATTTTCTTAGAACATCTCCACCTTTATCTAATAAAGCAAGAGTAGTAACACCTTCATCTCCTTCTGGAATACTATAATTTCCAGTACTATCACGATCATCAAATATTGAAAGCATCCAATCTTCTAATTTATCTCTGATAGCTAACCCAGCATCCATTCTCATTGTAACAGACCATGCATTACTGTTTGGATATTGAACAGTTCCTGGTACATTGAAAGATAATCCCATATAAGGAACCTGTATGTTATTTATTGTTTTGCTAGGAAGCGATGCTGATTCTATATATAATAGATCATCTTTTGAAAAGAAGTTTGCACCACCGAAAGCAATTACTCTAAAAAGATTTTGTCTAAAGAAATCTTTTCTAGCAGCTACTTCATGAAAGTTTCTAATTCCTTGTTCGTTTAATATTGTTGCCATATATTTATTTATCCTTTAATTTAAAAATTAACCAATCAAAGCATCTAAATCTACGCCAGTTCTTGTTGCAACGAAGTCAGCTAATATAAATTCTGCTGTTCTCACAGGTTGTATATATACAGCTACTCTTAATTCGTTTCTATCAATTGAAGCTGGTGTATTGTTTCTTTCATCACAGATAAGTCTATAATCATATAAACC